AGTCACCGCCACACGACTCTCGAAAGAAGCCGGTGGTAAAAGACTTATCTAAGTTAACACTAAATCCAATTTCCTCAAGGAGGTGAACAAACTCAGTAGACCAGGTATTCGGCAATATAATATCATCGCCAAATACACCGTCCCTATATGGGGTATACCGGTCGCCACGCTCACGTAAGAATTCGTCTAGTATTACTGTGAAAAGAAGTGTCATCAAGGGAAAAGTAAAACCATTTCCCATGGTGGAGAACATCGATAGCTTAACATCGCCATGACGTTCTACAGTCGCATGCTTTGACCTAATAAGGTTAAGCACAGACCACACCTCTGCAGGAAGTAAAAACTTAACGAGGTCTTCGTGCCAACTGTCCGATGCGTTTTTCAGGTCAATTGTGGCATTACTGCCATTAATTGAACCCGCGCATGCGAGGATTTTATTTATCCCGGGCTGCTTGCTTACATCTAGGCGGTATTTCCGCCGCAGCAAGTTTTCTAGGATATCCTTTGCGCCTAGCTGATAGAACATATTCAGACTAGGTTCGGTGCAGATAACACGATTCTTCGTTACGTCCTTCGGGACAGAAGTTAGCTTGCTGCCTACAACCTCCACAACAGAATAACGTTGTGACCGAACGAATTCGGCTTCACGCCACCGCTGAGAGATCGACCCAATATAATGGGAATAAAGACGCAAGTCAGTAGTTGTTAGATCGGATGTAAACATCTTACTAACAAAGTCGGTGTGTTTAACACCTCTACTGGCCCCTGGGCCGCAATGACCCAGCTGAACAATTGAGTTCAGGGAGATTATAGAAGTACCATAATCGCCGGACAGGAGCACTCTCGCGAGTGTGTCCTTTGCACGTTCGAGAACGACCCGTACTACAGGGTCCAACTGTGTCCAACTACGGCTTGCGGCCATAGCTGAATTGCGCTCGACAAAATCATCGAGAGCGGCTGAATGGAGTTTATCCTGATCAGCCTTAGTTGAGACAAATTTCTTGAACAACGTACTTTTCAGTACGTCGAATCTGAATTTATCAAGTTCGGAATCGGCATAAAGTGCGTCTTTATTGACGGCTTTAAGGAGGTCACTAGGAGTAAAAACTACCATAGAATAACTTTCTTAAATTAACCAAGCAGGGGTCAACCCTACCAGGTTTGGTTGATGTAATTACATGACACCGTTTGTGAGGGTGTCACCTAAACCAGCAGAAATTGCTGTCAGCAGACCGATGTGCGCAGAAATCATCGCACGAAGGTTTGCTGGGTCGGCTAGGTCGGAACCGGCAGGAACTCGAATTACTGAGTCAATGCTGGCGACTGCCGAAGGCTGTGCCGCAAGGGGTGTCACGCCTTTGCGGGTCCGCACGTTATACTGATTTACAGGTATAACGGGGATCAGCCCTGTTGTCGGATTAGGCTTGCCTAATACGTTAAACTGTTTAGGACGGACAGCAGTTAAAGTGAATGGGCGCGAAATACTATGCGCATCAACACCTGCTTGAGTTCCGCCAATAGCAGTAACAACAGCTTGTTTAGAATTACTATCAACCGCCGTATCAACAGCAGTCGTATAGGTTGGGCTAGTTAAGCCGGTTTGTGCGGCACCAGTTACGGTACCAGGGATCGTGATAGCCATATGGCGTATCCTTTCATTTAGTAAATTGATGAATGAGAGCCGCAATATTCGCGTAGCGTATATTCGAGCCCGGTAGGGTGAAAGTCAACGGCGGAATGCCTAATGACCCCCCAGAACGGGTTACGTTTCTCAGGGTTGATATAACATGCCTTGTAGGACTAACAGGATTAGCACTAGCAATCAGATCAGGACGGTCGTTCTTCCAAAATTCGGAAATGAACTCTCTGTGCGTTGTTACGACCAGAGACTCTGAAACGTATGAAACTGCGTTTCGAGCCGTACAAGATGATTGAATAATGTCCCCAACGTTGACAAAATAGTCAACGAGGAATGAAAAAGGTATCAATTCCCATGCAGTGACGGGAAGCTGCGTAACATCAAGCAGCTGGTCAGTCAAGGCCGAAAGGCCATTAACGCGATCTTGATACTCTAGTGCAAGACCACAAGTAATAAATGTCTGATACTTCTGGACATAGTTATCCGTGATCTTAAACAGCAGACCTGGGGTGTTACCGTTGGAAACAGAGTTTCCGTAATAAAGCACCTTAGACGCTTCTCCATAAGACCGGAGTTGCGTGACCTTACGGTCGTCTAGCTTTTCATTAATTAGCTTTGATATGTCCTTAATATCGGAGAGTAGAGGCATAATGCCGAACCTCATCTCGAGCCAGGCCGACGAAATATCGTCAGCCTTAAGCTTTTGACCGCGTTTCCGCGCGTTATTAAGATCCAAAAGCAGCGAACCAATGCGCTTACCGGTTTTGACATAGGGCCCCTGAAGGAGCTTAAACGTCTCACCGAGTTCAGCCGCGAACACTTGCGTGTTAAACGGCGACTGAAGCGCATTAATTTTACTCGCTGCTCGCGACCTAGCTTCAGCTATCGACTGATTCCTTACGGAAGTGTCGACTGGATAAGCACCATTAGGTATAGCCCACACTTTCGCGCGGGAACCTATACCAAATTCGGTGCTGCTGAAACTACCCCCACCCTGTGAAGGTTGAAAAACAACATCAACCTGACCACGAGAAACGATCTTAACTGTTTGCTCGTAGGCAGTGAGGGGGGTGGTAGCGTTCAAGAGTTTACCTATTTGGTCTTTATACCGGGGGTTGATCTCCCCAGTACGAACACCCACCAATTCTACTGCGGTGGGTCTTACGGTTATGTTGAGTCCGGTGCTAGCACTAGACTCATCATAAATCGATTTGACTAATCTCTTAGTGTTCGTGGCCATAAAGTAACTCCTTGCTACAAAGCAGGTTAATAGATCGTGCTTTCCCACACTACGTGGTACTCGGGCGTAAGCCTAACATCACAATCAGACGAACCATGTCGAAAGACATGTACCCGGGACTTGTCATC